TTCAAAGCACCTGCAAAAGGTGTACGTTACAATGTTCTAAACATTGAATCTCGTGAGGAAATGTTTGAACGTGCTGACTGGGCGGGTTCTTATCTCTACATCCGCTGAGGTTATCATGAAGTATGAAATCATCGTTGAATGGAACAACAAAGCATCAAACATTTTGTATGATAAACGCACCACACCTAAGACACAACTAGGAAGAAACCGTCAACTGGCAAATGTAGTGAAGAAGTACGAAGATTATTTTGCTGGATATGATGTTATGCGTCTAACTGTTACTGCTCTTTGATTATGTTAGAACTACCCACTGACTTTCCTTACACTGCCCCTGACAATTATTCGTATGAAGTTGAATCTTATCGAAGCAATGTGGTTGCCATTTGGATGCGCCACCATTACGATTATTCTTATAGCAGTGATGTTGTCCGTACTATTTGGGGATTCTACAACACAAAACAACGACAATACTACGCCCCAATCAATGCCAAAAAGTGTGGAGGTAAAGTAAACTTATCTGAAACATCTGCCTATTCTGCTATGCCAAAGCAGTATAATCCATTAATGGCAGCATTTGGATGAGAGGATTTTATGCCCCTGAACAATACGGAACTTGGAATGTTGGTCTAATTATGAAGTACAAAGTCACCTATCTTAAGCAGAAAAAGAAAGGATCTGCCAGGCAAGAAGCAGTGTTTTATGATGAACGTGATGCACTAAATTGGGAGCATCATGTTCGATCACTACATAATTGTAGTGACATTGAGATTGTACCAGTATGGAATTAATTTTATGACTAAAAAGATTTCACAGTTAGAGTCAGTAAGAGAGCAACTTATTTCAGTTTCAAAGACACTTAAAGATAATGAGTGGTTTGATTACATTGCCTCACACTTGCTGCCTGTTCAGTGTGAAATTGAAAGACAATTGCAAAACTTGAAAGATCCAAAATGTTAGCAAAAGCACTTACATTAGTGGCAATTCCGTTTGTTCTTGCTACAATTACGTTCGGAATGACTAAAAATCATTACTACGATTCTGATGATTATAAAGGAAACGGTTGCGCACACTAACAATGGAACATCTCTTTATTTTTGGTTTTATTATACTTCTGACAATTGCGATGTTGTCAACACCCAATTGAAAAACTGTCCCATGCTCTTCTCAAATCCATTGGTTTGGTGTATAATTAAAGAGTAAAAGACAAAAGCAAATGAACCTCAACGGCAATCTTGTCTGGTTGGTAGAATTCACTTCCCCCGATGTTAATCTAACATCGATTGAAGTTACAGCAAACAGTGCTCAAGGTGCTGAAAATGTTGTAAAAAACATGTATGGTCCTAATGTTCAATTTTATCGAGTAAATCCAATTTACAAATGACTAATTTACAACCAAAACCTGAAATGCCCCGACTTTATCGTGTCGAGGAAATGACAACAACAGGGTGGGAACTTGCTGACGTAAACTATAAAGGTTTGACCAAAGAAGAAGCACACAAAAAACTTCGTGGTCTGCTGAATGATGGTATTTCTCCGCAACGTCTCCGTGCCGTAATCGATCGTGGGGAGTAATAGAAAACGTCCCTACATTCTGTCATCAAAGTGTCAACCACCTCAGTATATTTCCAAAAATGGTGAATATGCTGCCGTTCCCTTTATTGATGGAAAGTATTGTGTAATTGGTGAGGGAAAGCAACTCAAATGGTGTAAAGATTTTGATTCTGCTATCTCTCACATCCGTAAACTTACTAAAGTCAAAACAACTGGTAAACTTGACAATTTCTTCTCATGACTGATAAAAATGTGACAATCGAAATGGATGTTTTGTCTGCTGCTGTAGTAAGACAAATTCTGTTTGATGCTCAGAAAGATTATAGTTACGAATTTCCCCCTCCGCGTATTTCTCAAGTTCGTGAGGTTATTCAATCAATCGACGGAAAGATTGATGATGCTTTGGAGTACGATACTTCTGGCAAATGAGTGATATTGAACTAATCAAGGTTTGTTTGAACAATGCTCCGTGTGGTACGGATAAGAAACAGGTGGCAAAGTTGCTCAATGCGGTTGTTAAGAACTTCACCTGCTCTAATAGTAGTCAAAAACACTGGAATCGCATAGTTATTGACTATTAGGGTGTGCCAGTGGGTCAAACTGTCCACTATTGTCCCCACGGTGCCGGATTCCGTGTATATTAAGAGAGTCAAAGCAATCCACCAGATGCAACTCACTTCCAAACGTCATTCCATGGTCGTCGAATTCCGTCCCCATGCTATCTTGACTGATAAGTTTGTCTACACTTTGAAGTTCAAAGGTGACACTCAATCGATGCGTCTTTTCTCCAAAAAAGAGATGATTGAGGCATGTAATTCTCGTCTGGACATTCATGGTTATGAGGTGACAGATTTCCTGACTGAACCTCAACAATATATGCCAGCATCCTGCTGATAAGTAACACTCACACCGTTCACACTTCTTTTCATCATCATGGCAACTCGTTCACGCATTGGTATTCAACTCAAAGACGATTCTGTCCTGTCTGTGTATCATCATTGGGATGGTTATCCTCAGTGGTTGGGTAAAACTTTGGTTGAACATTTCAACACCCGTGAGAAAGCAACCGAACTAATTGACGGGGGCGATATGTCAGTCTGCTGGACAAAAGAACGGTGGGATAGTGAACCCAACCAGTACGGTGGTTCCACTAAGTCTGAGGGTGAGGAATACGGTCCTCAGTATTACTCCCAACGTGGTGAAGATTGCCCTCCTCGTTTAGATTCTAGCATCTTTGATTACCTAGACAAAAATAATAACGAAGAATACGCATATGTTTGGACTGTGAATAACAAATGGGTTTGCTACGATATGAACTCTTTTAACGATAATAACCCCGAGAAAGTGTTAATCGAGGCATGACAATCAACTAGGTGGCACAGGGGGGATAGATTTCCCCCTCTGGTGTCCTATAGTAAGCACATCAGACAAAAACACTCATGAGCATCATTCAAGACTCAAACCGAATTATCAACGGCACGACCACTAAAGTCTTGACGGTTGATGGTTGGGATCGTTGCCAGATTAACTCTAGAATCCAAGATCTTGTTGCTCAACGTGATAAGATTCAATCCAAGATTGATGATTTCCTGCTGATGCGAGATATGATGGATCACGAGATAGAAATGCGAGGAGAAGAATGGAAAGAACGTGGTGAGAGTGCCCAAAACTTATTCGATGAAATGTTCGGAGGTTGATGACAATGACTAACGAGGAATTCGTTGACTTTTTGTTTAGTAAACTTGTCAAACATGTTGACACTGATATGATCGATTTGCAGGATGATGATTCTTGCTGTGATCACCTCTTATTTGAACAACTTTCTCTCTTTTGATTATGTCACTTATCAAACAACATCTTCATCAACTTGAAACAATGAACCGTCAGGAACTTCAACAGGAACTCATCAACAACGTGATTGATGGAATGGACTTCAAAACTATGTGGAATGTTTTGTTTGATTTTATGGACCAGAGTTATGATAAGTATACCGATGAAGAATTGATGGAAGAAGTTAAAGAATACTACCCCGAACTTTTGGAGGAAAACTAATGAGAATCCTGTTTATGGTTGCTGTCATCATGCTAGCAAGTAATCTCATCATTGAGTTACTCGATTCTAATATGTTGGAGGTTTTGAAACAACGAAAGGAGACGATCGAACGACTGTCCACTCCTTAACTGCCACTTAACCTGGGTGCGTAATTATAGGAGCATGAACAAAACAGCAATGACTCAAGACCTCTTCTCTCCCCAAAACCTCCAAGATCTGCAGGATTTCCTGTTTGATACCATGGCACCCGCTGATCTGGCGGTTGACTGGTTTTGTGAGCAGTTTGACTGCTCCGCGACTGACGAGGTGATCGATTTCGTGGTTGATGCTCACTTTGAGATGTTTGCCGATCAGATGTGACAATCGACGGGGTGGCACAATTTTCTAGCATTGCCACCCCAATGTCCTATTATATGTTCATCAGGGGGAGGGAAACCAACCCCACCAAACCAAACCCATTCTTTTCACTCTCATGCGTAAGATCGAGAAGCAAATGTGCCAGGCAGTTCAAGCAAACATCAACTGGCAATCGGGTAACACTTCTGTTCACTTTGACCCCGAAACTGGTGTGTCTGTTGTTCGTCTTCACGGTAACAAGATTGCCGAGGTTTCTGACAACGACATGACCATTTTTGATGGTGGTTGGCAGACAGTAACCACCAAGAGCAGACTAAATGCTTTGTGTGAAGAATTCTGTGTTGCCGGTGAAGGTGTATTTCAGAAAGATTTCAAGTGGTTTGTTCGTAAATTGATCGGACAATCCTCCATCACCGGTAAAGTCTTCAACGTCGAAGATTTCACCAATGGTTATGTTTTTGCCTGATCATCATGCTTAAGTTAAATCTTCTCAAAGTCATCAAATCTACGTCTCAAGGTATTGAACTCACCCGTGAACAAAAGTTTCAAGTCTTCCTCAATGTGTGTGATAACATGTTAAAGGAGGGTAGAATCTCTAAAGCACAACATCAGTCCTGGACCAACATTTTCTGATCATCATGAACAACAAACTTCGTCAACAGTGTATCGATTTCATGAGTGAATCACTCTTGGATACTGTCACTGAACATTGTGAATCTAATCGAGTCGATGATGCTTATTCGGTAATGTCTGAATGGATTGTTGATGGTAACGATCCAGAAGATGGTGCCTATGAGTTTCTCTTTATCCCCGATCTTACCCCTACTAATTGATCACCAATGACTAAGACTCTTTCCCTTGAAAATCTTTCCAAAGGTCTGTACTTTCACACTGGTTATGTTGCTGAACTAGAGGTAGAGTTTGCATCAACAAAGTATGATGACATTTCTGCTTTTCTTGATAAATATGAAACGGTAGAGTTAGTATCGGCATGGACTGATACTTTCCTGGTTAAAGTGTATGGATCAGGTGAGAAGGAAGTTAATCATTTGTGTGCTATAATTGATGAGGAGTATAACGTACTGTCCACTGAGATTGTTTCACTTTCGGAGGTTTAGGTTAATGACTACTATCGAGAAAAAGTTTGTTGATCTCGTTGATGTTATCATGGATGAGATACCTGAACACTTATGGGATAAGTTGGACCCCGAGGATATTATCTGGGACGAGGATATTCCCTCCCCAAAATATCATGTTCTTTCAGAGTGGTAGGGTGTAAAAACGAGGCGTTTTCGGTATAAAATTAACATAAATGAAACGTAGAGTTTTCCACAGTTTTTCTCATATCTGTGGAAAACTTTGTTATTTCTCCGTATCACAGTAGGCATCAGTGATCTGGGAGAATGTTAGACATGGAAATTGTTAGTTTTGGATAGTATCCATGTGTATATTTTGATGATTAAAAAAGGTTGAATTAAATATACTTTAATGTTCGGTGTCGTTGTGAGTTAAGCAAGCATACTATAACGAGAAGAGGTTGTCAACCCCCAGGAACAGTAAGTGTCAGTGAAACCTCATAAATTGGCAGTGTTTGTGATAAATATGTTATAATACCACAGTGTCAGTCAGGGGTCTCAATCATGGGTGAAGATTACACTTATGACGATTATGAAAGTATCATTGAAACCTATGATATGGGAGAGGTTTGTGAGCACTACTATGTGGACGATGATTATGATCAAGTAGGGCATTATGAGCAGTTGGCTGACAGATACTGTGCTTGAATTAATGTTAGTTTTCCACAGGTTTTTCCACAGGTAAGTATACTTGACAGTCCTCACAGTTAGTGTTATAATGGGGGAGTGAATCCTCCACAGTCAATGTCAGTGTGCCTGGCAGTTATATGCCCCCTTCGTTGTGCCGTTCGTGCCGCCGATGGGGGTTATAATTTTATGGGTCCCTCTAAGCTATAAACGACCCAGATCGAGTTCGCTATAACGATTCCAGTCGGTTTCAAAAAATTTTTCCCATATATAAAAGCAGTGTGAGGATCACTTATATGGATAAAAATTTCGGACATGAAACTACTACTGTAGATATTGATCCTGTTACGGGTGAACCAGTAGTGATCATTCCAGACTGGATGTATATGGATCTTGGATGGGACGAGGGAGATGAATTAGAATGGATAATTGATGAAGAAGATGATTGTTTAATTCTGAGGAAGATATGAGACTAGAAGAAAATGTCAGTAAGGGAACGTTTAAGACGATCCAAGGCAACCTGTTTGTAACGGGTGATATATCTGATGTTTATAGTAAGGAGCAGTTTGATAGTCAGTTCACTACATTAGAAGATTCACTCCAAGCTCAGGTAGATGCTGCCGTATTAATTGCAACCACACCACAAAATGGTGATGTAGTTCAAAGGGGATATGGTAGAGCAGATGGAATGACAAATGGTTATTTCACTTATACAGCGGCAGTATCAAACGGTAGTAATTGGTCAACAACGGATAATGACTTTGGACAAAGATTTGTAGAGATTACTCCCGTAAGAGTAACGATTACTCCAAGGTATACTAATAGTTTAATTGCTATTCATTGGAATATATTTGGTGAACCAAATAATCATAATACTGGATTTAAGATTGCCGAGTTAGTTGATGGTGTTCCCACGATTATTCGACGTACTGGATATGAAGGATATAATCGGAATGCAGCAGAGGGGATTGTAGAATACAATCATTACATTAGTGATTTCTACGATGCTGATGATTCTAGCACTCCTAGAATGAGTAATTTTGTTTATCATGACAAACCAAATAGCACCGATGAAAGAACATATACAATCATGTTTGGTGCCAATGGCAATACCGGTAACACTTATAGACTGAACAGAGCAGTGGCTTCGACCGGGACCAATTATGAATATGGTGTAAGCACCTTCTTCTGGGAGGAGATTTATCAGTCCTCCTAATTGACAAGAACTATATAATTTGTTAGAATACTGAAGTAACCATTGTAGATTATGACTAAAGGATTCACAGTTAAAGCAAAGGCACCTTCGAAACCCACAGAAACTCCAGAGTGGGATTACGAAAAGGCAAAAGAAATGGTACGAGGCAAATCAATTGTTTTTTGCCTGCCTGGTCGTGGTTGCTCTTTCGCATTTTTAAAATCATTCACACAACTCTGTTTCGATCTGGTCGGTGTCGGAGCAAAGGTACAGATCTCTCAAGACTACAGTTCCATGGTGAACTTTGCTCGTTGTAAGTGCCTCGGGGCAAATGTCCTCCGTGGTCCTAATCAGATTCCCTGGGACGGAAAACTCGACTACGATTATCAACTCTGGATCGACTCGGATATCGTTTTCAACACTGAGAAGTTCTGGCAACTGGTTCTGATGGACAAACCCATTGCCGCTGGTTGGTATCTGACCGAAGACGGACGTACCTCGTCTGTAGCACACTGGTTGGAAGAAGATGACTTCAAGAACAATGGTGGGGTCATGAACCATGAAACCAACGATACCATGGCAAAACGTCGTAAACCCTTCACCGTGGACTACACAGGTTTTGGTTGGGTTCTGATCAAGCATGGTGTCTTCGAAGATCCCAAGATGGAGTATCCTTGGTTTGCTCCTAAGATGCAACGTTTCAACTCTGGTGAAGTTCAGGATATGTGTGGAGAGGACGTTTCGTTCTGTCTTGATGCTATCGAAGCAGGATATGAAATCTGGTGTGATCCCCGTATCCGTGTTGGTCACGAAAAGACTCGTGTAATCTGATGACAGAAGATCGGCAGGTGGTGTATAATATCATGTGTCGGGGGGAAGTAATCCATAAGGAAATTTCTGAGGATTACTTCTTTGATTTTATGGAGGATATGGCTATGTCTTTCTATCATTGTGGACACCCACATCCCGATGATATCACTTATGAAACTATTGAGGTAAATCAAGAAAATGGCAACTCGGTCTAAAGTTGGCATCTCTGGTCTGAATTTCATGCCAGGGAAACCCAAAACAACTCGTCAGGGCAAATCAAAGAATACCAAACTTTCAGCAACGTCTAGTAACTCGGCAAAGAAACGGTACAGGGGTCAAGGTAAATGAGTGCTATCGGTGATGATCTGAGTGCTTTGGAACCTTATGTTCCCAAAAAGATCAATGGACATGTTTGTGATCCTCTGAAGATTCGACCCATGGACTTCTTTGAACAGAAGGGTCACTTTTATATTGAATCTTTGGTATTAGATATTGACCAATATCGTACTTCTCCAATCGTACAATGGGGTGACCAGAAACTGACTGGTAAACTCACTTTCGTTGAGAACACCGAGTCCAATGCGAATAAGACATATCAGGTCGAAGGAGAAACCGGAAAGACATCTTTCACCCTTCCGACAGGCAAAAAAGTAGGCACCTATACTTGTGAGTATGATCCAGATGATCGTGGTGCTCATTACGGTCATCTACAAGTCATCAATAATCCCTTCCTTAAGGATTTGAATGATAAGGTTCAGACTTATATGGAATGTATACTTTCTGTTGACTTGAAAAGTAACTATTGGTGTGAAACTTTTTATTACGAAGGTTCGGAACTAAAATTCCACTCTGATAGTGATGAAGATGACATTACCGTATCCGTGAACATTTCTTCAAGAGGATTGAGTGATCATTACACACTTTGTTTTTTCGATGTCACATATATAACGAAACCTGGTGATGCCGTTCTTTATAATGGCAAACAAACTCATTGGAGAGATCCAATTGATATGATTGTAGAAAGTGATGATGCTTACTTCCACCAGGTAAACTTCCATTATGTGAAAAAGTAAATGGCTGCTCTTATTTGCAACCTTCCTTCTATGGAAGTATGGGTTCGTAAAGAATATCTCACGGATCATCAATCTGGTCATGGTGAATTCGTCAAAGGCGTCTGGGTATCGGCAAAGTCCATACCTGGACGTACTTTTTATTTTGAGACTTATTTGCCAGAATATGCGGCAATGTACGATAAACTTCCCATCAGTGCTTTTGTATCTGCTCCAGAGACTCCAAATCCTGACATGAACCTTCCAAATCTTCAGTTTTGGAATTGTATGGACTATGGAGTAGTAGCAGTTCAGAAACAATTCATCGGTTCTATGGATTATGAACTGTACACACGGGATTTTGGTATTCAAAAAGGGACTTATATCTGTACTTTAGACAACTATCATCAAGATCCTGATACAGTTGACTATGCTACGAGTGAAAATCCCGCGGAACATAAGTCACATAACCTCATTGAACTCGAAAATGGGCAGTACGCACTCTATCCAAACAACAGAATGCGGATTTATGACAACAGTTTGACGCCTGTTGATCCAAAAATGCCGGATTTTAAGGTTTCTACTCAATATTATCAGGTAGAAAACGGATTTGAACGACTTGGAATGGGTCGTGAAGACGAATATTTTTGGAAAACCGCGAAAGAGAGAGAAAATGAAGATGGAGAAACCTGAACATATCCAATTTGTGGAGAAAGATTCAAGAAAATACGTATTTGGAGGCATGGAACCACATGCTACCAACATTTTAAGGGTGATTAGTGAACTTGAGAGTGCTTTTCAGATGCTAAAGTACTGTGGGTTCAAAGAAGATATGGAAACTTTGGAAGAAATTAAGGGAAGGTACTATAAATTGTACTTCAAAAAAGTCAAAGAAGAAAAACTAAATAACGGTTAGGGATAGTAACCCCTCTAAAAGTTCTAAAACGAACTCAGGAGGGGTTTTTTAATGGCAACTCAACCACATCCAGATAGAGATCCAGATTACATGGAGTCAATGTGGGGAACGAGAGGATTAATCACCGACTATTGGACTAGACCTATGAAAAAACCAGAAGACCAAATGCTCAGAGAGGTTGTGGGAGACCACATCCATGACATGAAGCGTCAAACTATGCTTCATGAAAACATTCGTAACGACGAAGACTATGATGATTGGGAGTATGGCACTGAACCAACCTATGGTAAGAAACCATCTACATTTGATCACCTTGGATTTGGTGACTATGATGGTTATGAAAAACGGTAATAAATAGGTTTACGGTTAAAATTGTGCCTTTTCATGGCTTCGACAAGAAAATCTAGATCATTTAAGGATATTTCGTTATCTTTTGTGCCACATCCAGTCACAAGAGACCTTCCAGTTCTTTCTAATGAGAGAACTATTGCTAGAGCCGTGAGGAATTTGGTAGAGACAGTGCCCGAAGAGAGGTTTTTTAACCCCGATTTGGGTTCTGATGTTAGAAGTTCTCTGTTTGGGTTCTGTGATTTTGGTACTGCTGCCATTATCCAGGACCAAATAGAGGAAACTCTACTAAATTTTGAACCAAGAGCAGCCAACTTAAACGTAACTGTGGTTCCAAGACCTGACGAGAACACTTTTGAAGTCACAGTTGTATTTGATATTGTTGGTCAAGAACTACCGACTCAGAATATTTCTTTCCTTCTTGAGGTAACGAGATAAATGCCACTTACTAGATTTACAAATTTAGATTTTGATCAGATAAAGACTTCAATCAAGTCTTATCTGAGAGCTAATACTAATTTTACGGACTTTGATTTTGAGGGTTCAAACTTCTCTGTCCTGATTGATACGTTAGCATATAATACCTATATTACTGCATTCAACACAAATATGATTGTCAATGAATCTTTTATAGATTCAGCGACTTTGAGAGAGAACATTGTATCTCTTGCTAGAAACATTGGTTATGTTCCAAGATCAAGAAGATCTTCCGTAGCACAGGTTAGTTTTGATGTTGAGTTCACTGGCACAAGTCCCTCTGTAACCCTCAATAAGGGTCTTGTTTGTGTTGGTAATGCCGATAATACTTCTGTAGTCTTCTCCATCCCTGAGGACGTTACAACGGTCTCTCCGTTGATTTCTGAAGACACTAATGCTCATGGATTGAGGAAAGCAACGTATTCAAATCTTGATATCTATCAAGGAACCTTAATTACGAAAACTTTTTCTGTAACAGGTTCTACCGATCAAAGATTTGTATTAGATAACCCAGGAATTGATACTGAGTCAATTAGAGTAACAGTACAAGGACCATCAGATACTGTTGGTAGAGAATATAACTTAGTAGATAATATTATTAAAGTTTCTGGAACTTCAGAAATATTCTTGATTCAAGAGGTATCTGATGAAAGATATGAACTCTTGTTTGGTGACGGCATCTTTGGAAAGAAATTAGAAAATGATGCTGTGATTTCTGTTAGTTACATTATTTGTGATGGTACAGATGGAAATGGATCTGCCAACTTTAGTTTCGTTGGGTCACTGAAGAATAGTTCGGGAATTAATTTTGTTCAGACAAACACTGTTACCGTAACGACAAATCAATCAGCTATTGATGGTGCTAATGTTGAATCTGTAGAGTCTGTAAAATACTATGCTCCTAGATTATATTCTTCACAGTACAGAGCAGTTACAGCAAAAGATTACGAAGCTATAGTACAGCAAATCTATCCAGACACAGAATCTGTATCTGTCGTTGGTGGTGAAGAATTAGATCCACCAGAGTTTGGAACAGTTGTGCTGAGTATCAAACCAAGAAATGGTACATTCCTATCAGACTTCTCCAAAGCACAGATTCTCAGTGATTTAAAGCAATTTGCTGTTGCTGGTGTTAATCAAAGAATTGAAGATCTGAAACTCCTATTCATTGAATTACGATCAACAGTATTTTACAATGCTGCTCAAGTTCAAGATGCTAACCAATTGAAGTCTGATGTAACTTCAAGTCTTAACACATATTCCGATTCAGTAGAATTAAATGCTTTTGGGGGAAGATTTAAGTATAGTAAAGCTCTGAAGGTTATTGACCAAACCAACAGTGCCATTACATCGAACGTAACAAGAGTTATTATCAGAAGAAACTTAAGAGCTCTTTTAAATCAATTTACACAGTATGAATTGTGTTATGGAAATGAGTTTCATGTAGTGTCTGAGGGATATAACATTAAGAGCACTGGATTTACAATTTCTGGTTCTTCGGATGTTTTATACTTTACCGACGTTCCGAATCCAGGACTTAAGAACGGATCCATTGCTATTGTTAAAGAAGTCGATGGAAAACCAGTTCTGGTGGTTCCAGCTGCTGGAAGTGTTGATTATGTCAAAGGTGAGATTCTAGTCAATACCGTTAATATTACATCTACAGAAAAACCAGACGGTATTATCGAAATACAAGCCGTTCCTGAATCCAATGATGTCATTGGTCTAAAAGATCTCTATCTACAACTAGACATCTCCAATAGCACCATAAATATGGCAAGAGACACTATTGCATCTGGCGAACAAATTTCAGGTGTTGGTTTCCCTGTAGCATCCAGTTATACAAACGGTCAATTAAGTAGGAAATGATAAACACAGATTCCGTCTTTAACTCAAGAGTCAAAATTCAACAAATTGTTGATAGTCAGGTTCCTGAGTTTATCAAGGAAGAAAATCCTCTTACCATAGACTTTTTAAAGTCTTATTACACCTCACAGGAATTTCCTGGAGGTCCAGTTGATCTTGCCGAAAATTTAGATAGTTATATAAAATTAGATAGTTTAACCCCAGATATAATTTCTGGAATGTCTGCTATTACTGCTGGCATTTCAACAACTGACACTGAAATCTTTGTAACAAATACAAAAGGATTTCCTACTGAATATGGTCTTATTAGACTTGACAGTGAAGTTATTTCATACACTGGCGTAACAACAAATTCATTTACTGGTTGCTTACGTGGTTTTTCTGGTATCACATCATATCGTGATCCTAGTGATCCAAGTGAATTAGTTTTCTCTACCAGTGATGCTTCTGAGCACATTTCAGGAACTGCCGTTCAAAACTTAAGTGCTCTCTTCCTAAAAGAGTTTTACAAAAAACTCAAGGCATTATATGCTCCTGGTCTAGAAGACACCCCAGTAGCATCTGGTTTGGATGTCAATAACTTTATTAAAGAATCCAAGAGTTTATATCAAACAAAAGGAACAGAAGAATCTATCAAAATCTTGATGAAGGTTTTGTATGGAATAGATTCTAAAGTAATTGATCTAGAACAATTTTTATCAAAACCATCATTTGCCGAATATATTCGTAGAGAAATAATCGTAGCAAGACTGATTAGTGGTGATCCAAGACTGATCTCTGGCACATCTCTTTTCACTCAAAACCCTGCTCTAATTTCTGGAACAACGTTGTTCCAAGATGCTAATCCAAGTATTGGAGTTGGAGCTGCTTCTGGTCCAGTTTCTGAAATTGAAATTTTCTCTAGAGGGTCCTCTGAGAACATTGGTATACAGACTTACTATAAAATTTCCTTGTTTACTGGATTTGATGACTCTCCTTTGGTTGAAGGTAAATTTGTTATTCCTGGTAGTAGTTTTACAATTGGTGAAGTTGGAGTTGGTGGTTCTATTATAACTGTAGATTCAACTATTGGATTCCCCGAAGCTGGAACATTTAATGTTGGTGTTAATACTGTAACTTATACCGATAAAACTATTACTCAGTTCTTTGGATGTGAAGGTGTAATTGAAAACATCTCTCCCAGATCCGAAGTTATTCAAGATACTTTTGTATATGCTTACGAATCCAATGATCTTACAAAACCCGTCAGATTCTTTATCACAGGTGTTCTAAGTGAATTAGACACAGAAGATCAAAGTATTTTCTCTGCCGTTGAAGGTTCTAAGATTTCTGTAAAGAGTCTTGGTAAAGTAGTTTATGATAATCCAGAAGATACCTCATATTCTAAAGTATTTTTCAACTCTTGGATTTACAATAGTTCTGCAAGATATTTTGTATCTACATTCAGTGGATCTACATTCAATCTTGAATCACCTATTGCCAAATCAAGTCTAAAACTTTTTGATTTTGTAGATATTCTTGATAGAAACAGTCAAAATATTGTAGCATCTAATTTAGAAGTTGTTAATGTAAACCTTACAGATAATGCCATAACTTTAGGTGCTGGTGATTATTCTCAAATTAATCCACTTGGTACTTATGATGTAAGAAAAAGAATTAATACAGCAACAAGTAACGTAACTCCGATTGCTCTTGGCAATAACGTAGTTGCTTCCGATGTTCTCAATACTTATATTGAAAATGAAGAATTTGGATATTCTGCTTCAAACTCTCTACCAAATTATGCTATCTCTCCATCAATTACATCTGTAACTATTTCTGTAGCATCCACATCTTCTGGATCTATTCTGAACTTTGATTCAAATACATTATCGTATAATACACTTTCTTTCCAAGATGCTCTGCCATTCTTCACTGGTGATGAGGTTTACTATGAACCCGGTCCAGGAGTAAAACCAATTGTTGGATTGTCCACAGGTGTGTATTATGTTTCAAAAGAACCACCACCAAATAACAATAGATGTAAATTAGCTCTAAGTAGATCTTTCTTGGCAGCAGGATCTTTTGTAAGTTTTAATGAGGTTATAGATGGACCACATTATTTTACCTTAGCAGAACAAAGAGAAGGTAAGGTTCAACCACAAAAACTTCTTAAAAAATTCCCATTAAGTCAAAGATTGACTGATGGTGTTAAAGAAGAGACATTACCAGGATCAACTGGAATGTTGATTAATGGTGTAGAAATTGTTAACTATAAAGTTGATGATTCTGTTTTCTATGGACCATTAGATAGAACCGAAGTATTCAACGGTGGTTCTAATTATGATGCTGTTACTCCTCCAAATGTTGTTGTTGATAATCCATCAGTTTCTACAGGAACCACAGCAAGAATTCAGGCAGTTGTCGAAGGATCATTCACAGATATTTTAGTTGATCCAGTTAACTTTGATATTGAAGAAGTTTTAGCAATTAACATTACTGGTGGTAATGGTTCTGGAGCAAGAGCTTCTGCAACTTTAGCATCTGAATTCAGAGAAGCTTTCTTTGATGCTCAACCAATTACACAAAATGGTGGTGTTGACATCACTGCTAATACAATTACTTTTGATTCAATTCATCCATTTCAAACTGGTGATCCAATTGTTTACAGTGCTCAATTAGCACAACCTTTGGGTATTTCTTCAAATACATCTAATGATGAGATTCAAGGTTTAACATTACAAACGGGAAGTATATACTATGCTGGATTTATCAACAGTAGAACGATTCAACTTTATAACAATCAACTAGATGCTTTAACTGGTATTAATACTATTGGTATTACTACAGAAAATAATTCTGGAGTAATGAAGTTTAGAACTACAGAGAAGAAGCTA